ACTGAAACCACGCAAGCTGACTTTGCTTCTGGCACGCTGACCAATGTGGTGGCGACGGCGGCGGGGGATTTGGAGCTTGCATCATTCAATACTGCGACTAATTTAGCTGCTGGAAAGCCATATACGAAAAGTCATAACCCAGATGCTGGCTACTCAGATACAAACGGAACTAAGTTTACAGATGGTAATGTAGGAAAGGCTGCACAAGGTTTTGGGTATNCTTATGAACAGTTAGGTGTTGCAGGTGGTGCCATTGGAACGTTAGATATTACTATTGATTTGGGGAGCGAACAGTGGGTAGGAAGCGCTACTTTAAAATCAGGTGCATCTGATTTTCCTTCGTTCAAGTATGAAGCTGACACCTTAGAGATTCTTACGAGTAGTGATGGTATAAATTTCGTGTCCAGAGGAACGCGTGGAACACTCGGAGTGCCATCTGCAACGCTTACGGTTTCTTGGACTACTCCAGTCAAAGCCAGATATATTAAGTTCCGCATACAGAAGGATTTAGCACTACCAGGGCAGTTAGGCGACTGGCTTTTCATCCAGGAAGGCTATGTGTATCCACCTACAAGAGCGGGTTCTGGCACTCGCCTCTCTCCCGTCTACGACATCAGCCCCGTCGGTATAGCGGCAAATAGCACTATCTCTTGGAACGCCACCCTACCAACCAACACCAGCCTGACGGTTGAGACTAACCTTTCCCTCGACGGCGGCGTTACATGGCAAGGTTGGCAGGCTTGCACTAACGGCGGGGCAATACCAGGAGTAAATGGCAATGACATGACGGGTAAGAGCCTGTTAGTGCGCCAGACCCTAGCGACGAGTGATACTACTGTAACTCCGCAATTACACGATATAACTGTTAGTGTTGAGAGTGTAACCGAAACACTTTATGGCACAGCAACGCCTACAACACCGCTTACATTTACTCCTGACATTGATACAGTTGTATGCACCCCTACAAATGTAACCAGATGGCAATTAGAACAAAAGCCTTATGCCACCTCCTGGACTCTCGATGGCTCCACCCGCTCCCCCGAAACCCTGACCATACCAAATGCTAATGTATTCAATAAATCCAACTGGAATTTAGAATTTCAATTTAATCCTACCTCTAATCAAGTGGTATCAAACAAAACAGGTTATTTATGGGAGAATTATATAGACGCCAACAACTACTATGCTTTAAAAGTAGGTTCAGATGGTAAACCTTATTTAGAGGTAAAATCTAATGGAACAATATATCAAACCTCAACAGCAGCAGCACCAGTATTAAATGTAGGCACATGGTATGACATAAAGATAAGAGGGAACGGCTCATTAATGGCTATAGCAGTAAATGGAACTAAAATATCGGAAGTAAGCTATGTAGAACCTGTAGGTAATTTACCAGCAAATATGTATATCGGTTCAGACCATAATGGTTCAAATCATGCCAATGCTCTCTTTGACGATTTAAGAATATCAGCCATAGCAAGAAGTGATACAGAATGGACTAACACATATACAAGCGGAGAGCCGTTGCTAGTAGACGAATGGACAACGTATTTATTGAGGTTTGATGATAATCTAAATTACGGACAAGGNGGNTANTATNTAAGTCCAGANTACGATGTTTCCAGTGTTAACAAAGCGGCACGAGGTAAAGTATATTGGCAAGAAGATGCAGATGGAATACAACGTATTGTTTATGCTAAACTTGATAATCAAGCGGACTGGACGCAGGTAACTAATGGAGGGCTGCTACCAATCAGTGCTGGAGACGTTTTAACAAACAGGAAGTTACAGCTTAAAGTGAAAATGCTGAAGGTAATCTAAATGCAAAACTTAACGTTTGAAATATACGAATANTTCTTTGAAGGTACAGCAGTTTCTTCAATAAGAGCTGATTGGCGCAGCGGGACTGCAAACTTCAAAGGCAATGCTGTATCATCGTTAACCGCTAACCCAACACTTGTTGTAGCAGGCAGTTTTGAAGGCAATGCTGTGTCGTCTGTTAAGGCTACAGCCAATAAAGTTCTTCAAGCAAGCTTTAGTGGAACAGCAGTTTCTTCTGCAAAAGTATCAACACGAGATTTTATAAGAGCAAGTGCAAAGTTAAGTGCGGTATCTTCTGTAAAAGCCACTGGCAATAGAATTATCTACGCACAATTTAGTGGTTCTGCTGCGTCTGGGATAAAACTAAATACTACACACTACATACAGTGTAGAGCAGTATTAAATGGAGCAACAAGCTTAACCGCTAACGGTAACGCAGTTCTACCAGCAAGCTTTATTGGATATGGCGTAACATATGGAATATTTGACAACGCTGGAACAAGACAAGGTTATGCCGTATTAAACGGTGTGACTTCTTTAACTGCTGTTGGTAATGCTGTTATTCCAAAATCGTTTATTGGTGAAGTCACTTCTTATCTGACCGCCGCTTTGATGCGAACTAACCAGCAAAGAGCTGGACTTAACGGAGTATCTTATCTAATAGCAAAAGCTAATGCAGTAAAACTTGCCAGCGTTAAATCACAAGCCGTATCAACCATTAAGGCTAATGCAAACATTGTATTATCTGCAAGCTTCATCGGGTCTGCCGAATCTTCCTTAACTGCAAATGCATTTGTTTACACTGGCCTATTGGGTCAGTTCAGGGGCATAGCAGTTTCTTCTTTAACATTAAATCCTTTGGTTCATAAGTATTGTCAGGCAAAACTAAATGGGATAACAACAGCTACCGTTAGAGGTAATGCTGTTAAATATAATAGTTCTAAATTGTATGGTGTATCTNCATTAAAAGCAAGAGCCACGAAGGTTAAAACTGCACGTGCTATCTTAAAAGCAGTTTCCAACGTAAAGGCTAAAGCGATAACAATAAAATACCCTGCATTCATTGGGCAAGCAGTATCTAATGGCACATTTATAGGCAACACAGTAATAAGTGCTCAGTTCATCGGACAGGCAGTTTCTAATGTAACTGTTACAGCCACACCACCAGTATTTGCATTCAAAGGCAGTGCCACGTCTTACATTAAATGTGTGGGTAATGTAGTTAAGAGTAATAGCGCAAAATTAAAGGCAGTAAGTTCAGTAAAATCCATACCCAGAATTGTAAAAACAGCCCGTTTTATTGGAATTGCGATTAGTTATTCGCGAATTTCTATAGAACGCAAAATACAAGCATCTGCTAAATTAAATGCTGTATCTTCCTTAAGAGCTTACGGGTATAACCCAGATGAAGTTAATTACTTCAGAGGCAGTGCAGTATCCAGTCTTAAGTGCGAAGCTGCAATCGTAAAGACAGCTACAGCCAAAGTTAAAGGTGTTACAAGCATTAAAGCGTTAGGCAACTCAGTTAAACTACTAAAGTTCAAAGGTAAGGCGATATCTCAACTTAAAGCTAAGTCTACTAAAGTAAAAACTGGAACTGTTAAAATTAGTGCTAAATCGTATGGTAAGTTTAATGCAGTGCAGATACACTATCCACACTTTACAGGCAGTGCTACATCTACAATTTCAGTTACGTATAGAGTGCCGAATGCTGCAACTGTAAGTGCTGTAAGCAGTCTTAAGGCTTCCTGCACATTAACCAAATCTGCAAGTGCCAAGTTAAGTGGATACACTACAATTACAGCTGTTCCACAGATGACAATAAGTGCTAAAGCCAAGCTATACGGTATATCTACAGCCGCAGCTTATCCTACTGCATCGTTGAGTGCAAAGCTAAGCGGAGTAACTACATTAACAGCATTCGGTGGTGTGCCGCTTTATGCCAGTGCAAAACTTAGTGGGGTGTCTTACGGTAAGTTTGTAAGCACTTGGTATGAACGTGAAACAGCTCCAAGTATGATAGAACCCATAGGTGTTGGTATAAACATCAAGCCCATTGGTGATAAAATAACAGTAAAGCCGCTTGGTGGTGGTATTAACATCAAGCGACGCAACGTTCCTTGAGCTAATGAGGTGATAACTATTGGAAACAGAGATAATTAAATTCATTATAAATTTCGGTGGTCTTGCAGTAGCTCTTTTAGCTGTATATGTAATATTTNTCATGTTACAAAATAAAACTACAAATCATGTTGAAACTCCGAGAGACGCTGAAGAAATCAGTAATAGAATAGGTCGTATTGAGAAAAAGGTAGATTACATTTCTAACGGCATTGACAGTAATTCCATTGACACCAGAGAATTAAAACAAATGGTTAGAGCACTCGAAAAAGATGTTAAGGCATTAAGAGAAGTAGTAGACAAGATAAGAGATGATACAGATGAATAGGTTTTCTAAGAAAGTAGTATCAGCAGCGAATATTACGTTTAAGGCTATCACTGTTGATACTACTTTCTTAGAAAACCTATTCATCTGTATCATCTCTTATCTTGTCTACTACTTCTCTTAATGCCTTAACATCTTGTTCGAGTGCTCTAACCATTTGTTTTAATTCTTTGGTGTCAATGGAATTATTGTCAATGCCGTTAGAAATGTAATCTACCTTTTTCTCAATACGACCTATTTTAATACTGATTTCTTCAGCGTCCCTCGGAGTTCCAACATGATTTGTAGTGTTCTTTTGTAACATGAGAAATATTACATATACAGCTAAAAGAGCTACTGCAAGACCACCGAAATTTATAATGAATTTAATTATCTCTGTTTCCAATAGTTATCACCTCATTAGCTCAAGGAACGTTGCGTCGCTTGATGTTAATACCACCACCAAGCGGCTTTACTGTTATTTTATCACCAATGGGTTTAATGTTTATACCACCATCTATAAGTTCTATCATACTTGGAACAGTTTCATGCTCATACCAAGTGCCTACGAATTTACCATAAGATACACCACTAAGTTTTGCACTGGCATAAAGCGGCACACCACCGAATGCTGTTAATGTAGTTACTCCGCTTAGCTTTGCACTCAACGATGCAGTAGGATAAGCTGTGGCTGTAGATATACCGTATAGCTTGGCTTTAGCACTTATTGTCATCTGTGGCACAGCTGTAATTGTAGTGTATCCACTTAACTTGGCACTTGCAGATTTGGTTAATGTGCAGGAAGCATTAAGACTGCTTACAGCACTTACAGTTGCAGCATTTGGCACTCTATACGTAACTGAAATTGTAGATGTAGCACTGCCTGTAAAGTGTGGATAGTGTATCTGCACTGCATTAAACTTACCATACGATTTAGCACTACTTTTAACAGTTCCAGTTTTTACTTTAGTAGACTTAGCTTTAAGTTGAGATATCGCCTTACCATTGAACTTTAACAGTTTAACTGAGTTGCCAAACGCTTTAATGCTTGTAACACCTTTAACTTTGGCTGTAGCTGTCTTTACGATTGCAGCTTCGCACTTAAGATTGGATACTGCACCGCCTCTGAAGTAATTAACTTCATCTGGGTTATACCCGTAAGCTCTTAAGGAAGATACAGCATTTAATTTAGCAGATGCTTGTATTTTGCGTTCTGTAGAAATTCGTGAATAACTAATCGCAATTCCACTAAAACGGGCTGTTTTTACAATTCTGGGTATGGATTTTACTGAACTTACTGCCTTTAATTTTGCGCTATTACTCTTAACTACATTACCCACACATTTAATGTAAGACGTGGCACTACCTTTGAATGCAAATACTGGTGGTGTGGCTGTAACAGTTACATTAGAAACTGCCTGTCCGATGAACTGAGCACTTATTACTNTGTTGCCTATAAATGTGCCATTAGATACTGCTTGCCCAATGAATGCAGGGTATTTTATTGTTATCGCTTTAGCCTTTACGTTAGAAACTGCTTTTAAGATAGCACGTGCAGTTTTAACCTTCGTGGCTCTTGCTTTTAATGAAGATACACCATACAATTTAGAACTATTATATTTAACAGCATTACCTCTAACGGTAGCTGTTGTTATCCCATTTAGTTTTGCCTGACAATACTTATGAACCAAAGGATTTAATGTTAAAGAAGAAACTGCTATACCTTTGAACTGACCCAATAGACCAGTGTAAACAAATGCATTTGCAGTTAAGGAAGATTCGGCAGACCCGATGAAGCTTGCAGATAATACAATGTTTGCATTAGCCTTAATGGTTGATACGGCTTGGGATTTAACGCTGGCAAGTTTTACTGCATTAGCTTTTGCTGTTAGATAAGATACTCCGTTAAGTCCGCTTCTGGCTTGATTTACAAAAGAAGCAAACGCTTTAGCATAAGATGTGTTTGAACCAGTAAAATATAATTGTTTTACTGCGTTACCATTGGCTATTAGAGATGACTCTGCGTTAAGATGAGCTTGTGCACCTATAACAAATGTCAAAACTACCTTTAACGATGATACTGCTCTTAAAACTGCTTTTCTGTGTTCAGCTTTTAACGAAGAAACACCAATTAACTCAACGAACTGGTCGTAGAATGCGAATTGTAGATTAGTAACAGTAGGATTCTTGTTTAGCCTTGCGTTGGCTTTAACGCTGGATACAGCTCTAAGTATTGCTTTTCTGTGTTCAGCTTTTAACGAAGAAACACCAATTAACTCAACGAACTGGTCATAGAATGCGAACTGTAAATTAGTTACTGTAGGATTTCTATTTATCTTTGCAGTAGCTTTAAGACGAGAAACTGCTGTTCCTACAAAGAGAGCTTCTGCCATGTCATACCAAGTCCAGCAGTTTTACCTTGAACTGTATCTTCCTGCCAGTCAGGTCTTGTCCTTCTACGATTGGTAAATAACCACCATTAGTCAGCTGCGTCCAATCAGATTGATTGTCTAATTTAGCGTAAACNAAGCACTCTCCTTGGTCTGCATCTTCTTGCCAGTAAACTCTGTGCTTAACATAATTACCAACTGTAGACAAGTCGTATTCTGGAGAAATGTAGTAACCACCTCTTCCAAAATTTAACCCTCCATCAAACCTCAAGGCGTATGTGGTATTCTCATCAATTGGTAATGGCTGATTGCTTTGATACGCACTCAATATTTCCGCATCTGTTCTGGCACGGTTGGAGATGCGGAGGTCGTCGATGAGGCCATTCAAGGCCGCCGAAACACCGTTATAGTCTGTACCAAGACATATTCGAGTAAGTGTTGGTATCGCAGGTAAAGACAAAATTCCGCTCGTCTTAACACCGTTTAGAAATACGGCAACTTCTCCAGTAGCTTTTTTGAACGTCCATGCAATATAGTTCCAATCGTTGAGTTTGACAGTATTCGTCGAAGCTATCCTATAGGCGGTAACACCAGTGTAATACTCCCACTTGACGGCATTATCCGGTTGAACCGCAAAGTCAAAGCGATTGTTGTTGGTAGCCTTGTTAATACTAACCAGATAACGTTCTCTAGAAAGGTTAGGTACCCAAAACCAACCTTCTATAGTGAATTCATCCTGGTTCAGCACNCCNGCCGTGGNGATGGTCAGGGTTTCGGCCGCCCTTGTGCCGTCAATGAAGGAGGTGGCGTAGGGCATTTGCTCTAACTGTGGGCGAGCCGCATAAACCGTTGTACCTACTGGTATAAATAATGGGCCGATACCAAACCCGACTGTATCCGTTGCTGTTGCTGTTATTTGCCATTCAAATTTCTGCCATTTAGTGGTTAGGTTAATTGTTTTGGTGGTACTCCCTAAAACACTTTCTGATTTATTAATAAAGAATGCCCTAGCTGACAAACCACTTACTGCGACACTAGCTTTCAGCCAGATAGTAACTGTATAGACTACACCCAGCGTAATTGAATACGGATAATAAACAAAAAGATAAGTAGGATTATTGCATACCCCTTGAAACACTTTACCCATAACAGGGTCGTCATATTGTGTCTCGCTCTGCCAGTAAGTTCTATTGCCCCAATGCGACCATTTAGACCAGTCCTTGGAAGCTCCGCCGCCCTCCGTTTCTATCTTATTCGTCGTCCCCTCCTCCACCATCAAGCCCAATACCCCATCAATAACATCAAAGCGAGGCTGATTAGCAGCGACTTGCGAACCATCACTCTTATAAGCAATCGAACTACGAGTAAACGTTGGCTGAGCTACTGTCTTAATTACAAGCTTGCCATCTTCGGTCGGCTCTACATTCACCAACTCACCACGCAACCAGTCGCTAATGAACTGTTCCACCCTTGACAATGAAAACTGCCTCTGCACTTCTCTATACCCTACACCTACTTGCACTTCAGCTGGTTGGCCTAATGCATTTACCACGGTAAACCAAACTGTGAGCTCATCGCCGTTCCACTCAAACCTGAAATTCTTCACTTCAGCTGTTCTCGGATCTGTAAGCAAAGTTTCGGTAATCTCTCGTTCCAATTCCGCTTCTGTTACTGCTCGTGTAGGCTGTCTTAAGCAACTTTCAATGTCAGCGCCATAATTCCAATCGTACACAACAAATGCCAGCCTCTGTGTCAATATCGCTTTTACACACCACTGCACCCAAGCTGTCAAACCGTCTACCTCTACCACATCACCGCTACCTGTTTGAACAAAATCGCATATGTCCCAATCCCACAACCAACTTTTAGGGAAAGCTACCACTGTATTTTCTGTAGCACCCACTATATCGGGCATATCGAAACTCGGATATAAATCGCTCATGAACTCACCACCTTTGCAATTACGACAGGGTCTCTATGCTGGTTAACCCAAGCCACCAACACCCTATCGCCACTTTTAAGCTCGGGTTTAATTTTTATATTCACTTTCTCAACAGTACTCTGTTCCCAATCCCACCTTGTCTGTGCGGTATGGTATATGTCTACTCCTTCTATCGGCTTCCCTTCTTTGTCTACGGGATACTCGCCAACACCTACTAACGACCAAACGGGAAACTCAACCTGTGCAGTAAAATCAGCTATAAGATAATCGCCTTTCTTTATCGGCATTGCAAACGTATCAAGCTTCAAGCTCATATCTGGCTGTATCGTTCCTAATTCAATGCTATCGGGTTTGTTAGCTATTAAACTAATTCTTTCATTTAACACTTTAGCCAAATCGTCAATGCTTTTCTTGTTCATTTTAGCCCCACGCTCATAGTTAAACTTGTAACATTATGTTCAACTGATACGACTTGGTAATACCCATTTAACGTACCAGCAACAACTTTCACCTTATCACCCTTCCTGATAAAGGGAACATCTACGCACCTGATTGTCCTGTCTTTCTCTGGCTGTCCGAACTCCTTCAATATCTCTTTCGCATTCTGCTTTGCATCGGCTATGGTGTCATCTGAACTATTCTGGACAATCCTTTGCAATATACCATATTTTGTGTCTCCGTCAAGAACTGCAATTAACGGTGCCCTTCCTTCCTCATCTTCCGCACCTATAATANGCACTCGTGTAACAAGATTATTGATGCTCCACCTATCCATTACCGACTGCACATTTTCATTATATGCAAACACGTAAACGTCCTGATTAGACATGGCTTTTCTGATATAAACCTTCCCTTTTTCACTACGTACGATAAACTCGCCTGCTCCCTTATCTTTACCTTGTTTGAGTATGCTGTTTATCATCTCCGCAACTGTCATCTGTCGGAATACTTGCTTGGCTAATACTACATTCGGCCCCTCTATCTTGCCTATGGGAATATTCCATGCTCTGAAAATATCTGTCAACACATCTATTGCCCTTTGTCCCGCCCTATAGTACCTATCATCTTCGCTCTTAAACAAGTAAATCAGCTGGTCGTACGCTTCAATCTCCACACTACCCAACGGATCCGTGGACGTCATCCAATCAAACACCGTACCCCTGAACACTTCTACCCCATTCGCTAATAGGTATATCGGTGTCCCAAGTGCTACAAGCTGGTGTATCCACTTCCCACCTACTTGCTGATTTGTCAATGTCATACTAAAATGCGCGGCTAACACACCACCGGCATCACCAAAGGACAATTGACTAACAAATGGCGTAACATCCATTTGCTTACCGCTTGGATCGATTATGCGCACTTCATACTTTAATATGGTAATATCAGCCAAGCTTGAGCACCTGCCCGGGTTTAATTTTATTCGGATCTGGGCCAATGACAGCCTTATTCAACTCGTACAATGTCTTCCACTTTGCACCATCGCCGAGCATTTTCTTTGCTATACCCCATAGGGTATCGCCTTGTTTTACGGTATACGTTTTCGGGATNCTCGGAGCTGGTCTCTGTGCACTCGTTTTAGCCTGCGCACTCGTACTCTTCTCTTTTTCTGTCATCACAACCAAATTACGTGCCTCAACCAAACTTATGGAGTAATAACAATCACCATGTCCACCCTTCCATTTATTGTCGAACTCTTGAATGTAACAATCCATGTTTATTTGTGTTTCTGTTATCAGCAAATGAACTTTTACGTTCTCTCGTCTCCAGCCTGAAATCAAACCTACAATCGCCTTGGGATCCTGCCAATCCACAACATATATGCTGTTCCTCCTACTCACACCCGGGAATATACCCTCCCACCTAATCGTCGCTGGTGCAATACCTCTCGGCATTAAGAAATCGCCCAAATCAATTATACTAACGCTGAACAACTTTGAACTTGTCATCACTTGCAATTGTTCTGGGTTCATTGGTAAATGAAGCTTGGTATTCTTCCCCGTTATGTAAAACTCCATTTATCCCACCACCATATTTGAAAACGCCTTCCTTAACTCTGGAGCTAATACTCCCACAATCTTGTCGACCGCTTCATCTACATCAGCCTTATTATTTATGACAACTTCGCTAATTAACCCTTCAGTGTTAACGTTTAAGTTAATAACATTACTCTTTGTAACAGTGCCATAGGGAACACTTCCTAATGGGGTAACTGCTTGTGCTTGGACAGAATATGTTACTTCCTTTGGTATCGCTCCTATATACTCACCTACAGCCCTCCACAAACGAACTGCTTGTTCTGTTCGTTCTAATGGTATAATTGCCTCCGCTCCTCTTTCGGCTACTTCCGCTATGTGCCTTGTATAAAATATCCCACCTCTCGCATGGGCTGGTAACGGCTCTGGCTTAACTTTAGGTTGCTCCTTCATCCCTTCTATAAACCGTTCGGCTTCTTCTCGTGTCATACCCATGGACATCACAAATGACAAATATTGCTCATACTGTACCTTTTGCTGCTCTTGAGTTACAACTGGGTTTTCCTTATAGAACTCTTCTAACCCAAACAACGATGATAAAGCAAGCATACCCCCTGCACCTATTACTGCACCTTGCCACGGAGCACCTACAAGTCTACCTACCTTAAAACCTACTATCGCACCCAGTATTGTCATCAACGCTTTGTTATCCTTTATCCCATTGAAAATCGCACTTGCAAGCTCTGATCCAAGCGTGTAACCAAACGTTGCAAGCTGCTTAATTAACTCAGAATTTTCTGGTCCGAAAATAGTTTTGAAAAATGAGTTTATCGTTTCTTGTATCTTTCTAAATGCTTCTTGTCCCTGATCCCCCTTCAACCAATTATTTAATTCTGTCAGTACTTGGCTAAAAGCGGTAATAATTTTTTGTGTCATTGACATCTCATTCCAGCCCGGTATTGAACTCAAATCACCAAAGAAACGAACCACCTTTCTATAAGCATTCTGCATCGCTTCTCCTACCCTAACACCTGCTTTATACAGTCTATCTTGAACACTCTTTAATGCATCCTCGCCTTTGGTAGCCGCTTCAACAAGTTCAAATAAGATATCCTCTACTGGCTTCAGCATCCCTTCACCGAAATACGTTATTGTCATGTCTGCAATATCCTTTAATTGAGATATCAATCCAACCAACGTCTTTGCCTGTAATTCACTTCCACCAGCATACTGCTTTAACGCTCTTCCAATTGCTTCCATAGCCTGCTTTGCGGGAATAGCCTTCTTTGAAATATCATCCAACGACTTCACTCCGAGTTCCTTCAATACATCTGTCATTGGTATTTTTAAGTTCAAAGTAACCTGCCTTAAATCCTGCAAATTCAACCTACCACTTTGGGCTATCTGTGTAAATCCGAGCATTGCACCCTTCAACCCTTCCATACCCGCACCTGTCATAGAAGCCGCATCAGCAAATTTAAGCAACGTATCTAATGTCATAGCTGTAGCATTCTCTAATCCATACATCTGTTTATAAACTGGTAACAACTGGGTAGCAAGATCCTGCACATCTTTAAATTCAAATGGTGTAATAGCTGCAAGTGCTTGCAACTCGCCTATAAAACGTTTAGCCCTCTCTTCATCCTCAAGGAAAAACTTAAACGATACCCTCGCCTGCTCCATCTCTCCTGCAAGTTTTAACGGTCCAGCAATAAGGGCTGTCATCCCCGCCCCAGCACCAGCTATCCCAAGCATCCCAAGTGGTGATGTTATCATCCTTCCTACTCCACCCAAAATGCTGCCTATTCTACTCACAAAACTTTTTGCACCACTTAAAATGCTCGAAAATACAGGCGTAACTTGGTCAACCGCATGCACAACGACACTCCACACTTTGCCAGCAATTTTACTTAAACCTGATTGGGCACTTGCTACTGCTGGTGCTGTATTATCAATCGCTGTTATGGTCGGCTTATAAGTCGTATTCAGGGAACGGGCTAACTTCTTATTTGTTAACTCGGCATTCTGGGCGAAACGATTAATCCGCTCATTTGCCTGCTCTATAACTGGTGCTGATTGGTCTTGTGCGATAATTAAAAGCTCTACCTTATAGGTCTCGTTAGCCATCTTTCCCCCTTATCTTCTCTAATTCTTCTTGCTCCTGCTCTAACTCCACCAACATGCTTGCACGCATAAAATCACGTATCTTTGGTGGCTTACTCCAATACTCATCTGGAGTGATACCACATCTTTGGAGCAGGTGGTGAATTATGGTCGCTTCACCACCTGCCCTGATTAGTTTTTTAAAGTTTCAACTCGGCTCTCGTTTTCTTCGCTGTTATACCCACTCAAACGCTCTATGAGTTCGATAACTTCATCCTTCTCGCCACGCTTAAGCACTTTATCCACCAACTGCCAACCAGCAAGAACATTGGCTTTCTCCCACAATTCTTTGTTATCCCAAAGCATTGCCCTATCTTCTGGATGCGTGGCTTGGACAATCATCAATGAGTTAAACTTTGCGGCATTAAACTCCTGCGGTACTGCCAAATTGCCAAGTCTTTTATCTCGCACTGTTTTTGTAGCTTCTTGCCTACACTCCTCAGCTTCTTCATCGGTCAACCCACGCACTNGGAATGAAAATAACTCCTTCCCATCCCTAACTACGTGGTATGTCTCATATTCTACGATTGTATCCATCGCTTTTAGAATGCCAGCTACATCCCTTAGTATGACATCTTCTTTACTTAATAACTCCTCTTTATCAACCTTACTCACTTCTCACCCCTCCTATGTGTGTGCGTGTAATACCCCCATAAAGTTTAATCTTGCATCTGGAGCTCCTTTTGCTAAACTGTCCAACACTTTTTTAAGTATCTTGGCGTCCTTTATTACTGTCTCTGTAAATGTCAAAGTAACTGTATAAGATTGGGGTATTGCCCATACTTGTTTATTACCAGCGGCTTGGTAATCGGTATTGGTCGGGTTTATCTGTGCTTGGAATGTGTTTACTTCAGCAAGCAAATTACCATCGCCGTCGTACAACTCACCATCGTAACCACGAATAATATGATTAGGCTGGAATGTTCCTCCATCAAGGGCTGATTGCAATTCTACTGGAGCATTTACCCTGAAACTCCACGCCCTTTGCACAATATCCCCTGTCCGAACATTCACGATGTCAATCGCACCATCAGGTACACAATCTCGGAATATGTATCTGCCATCTGCCATATTCTTTCACCTCCTTTTATACTGGAGCAAATCTAAACTGGAATGTCAAGTACAGCTTCTCTGCACTATCGGTATCATCTACTTGTATGATAAACCATGCGCTATCGCCTTCTGGAGGGTTGGTCGGGTCTTCATAAATCTGACCAGCAATTAGTGCCCCTTCATTAATCATCTCATTTATTACCCCTTGCGCTGCTGCCATCAATGTAGCCCTACCATTAGCGTCATTATTTATCTTCCCAATCAACAAGTCCCAAGTCGCACCAATTCTGTCAATCAGCGTGTCCCTTGTCCTTACTCTTCTAATCTTCCTCCAACCCATGTCAAGGTCAGCCGTCGGAGTTATAAACGTATTAATGCCTTGCTCAATCTGAACCTGCTTCTGCGAGTTCAACGTAAACACCAATGCTCCACTATTCAGCGCACTTTCTATATCGGTATTGCTCAAAGCACCTACCAAACCTGTAGCTCCCTGTATTACGGCATGGGTAAGGCTCTCTGTTACATCAGCACTTGCAATCATCCCAGCTACCCGCCCTGTGGCTTTATAACCTTCTATCGCTGTCCCATCAGCGTAACTGAACCCATTCACCACAAACACAATTGCTGGGTCGTTAAAACTACGTGCCAATGTTAGTCTGGTGCTTAACTCTACATTTGTCTTTTGTCCTAACACTGCCATGACACGCTTACCAGCATTCCTTACACGGTCTATGTACGCCTGAATTGAAGTAAATAAAAAGGGATCTTCACTATCAACTACGAGCACATTCCAATCAACCGCCTCAAGTGATGTAAGGGCTGTCAAATAATCATTTGCGGTAGTGGTAGGGTCAAGCCCACCTGTCATACCCGCATTGGCTACTGCGTTCAATGTTCCATTACCAGCCGCAATCTTCTCTGCAGTAACGTATTTATTCGCTTGTGAACTATTCAATGCTGAAACCAAAGCATCTGGCTCTGCTGTTCCTTTCGCAAATGGTACGGTAAGTAACAACGTTGCTCCTTCATAAAGCAAGAACTCTCTTAAACTTGCATTTGTCAACGAATCCCTAATTGTTACTGTGAAATTATTACCCCTTGTGCCCGGATATTTTGCCGTGATATTAACCACATTCGCTGGAGTGGTATTACTATCTGTTAACGTAACCTGAGCTGGAGCTCCTGCTTCGCCAACACGCACACCTACAATTTTTTTGCAGCCACCTCTAAACGCCTCTTGGAGCATATCTAAACTGGCACTTACTCCGAACTTCTCACTTATTACCTCTGCCGTCTCAATCACCGTAGGTGTCTGTATCGGCCCCCAATTACTTCTGAAGACTGCCGCTACAATTCCATTAGGTAAAGCTGGTACGACAGGTTGCCCTACGTTTTGTACACGAATATATACTCCAGGCCTTACTTTTTGCTCGCCACTACGAAATACAATTCCTGCCATTCTCTACACCTCTTTTCTGAGAAAATTTTGTAAATACCGCTCCATCTGGGAGCGGGTTGCTTCTTTCACCCCAGCCATTGTCAAAGCACCAATAATCGCTTCAGGCTTCACTCCAAATATACCAGCATTCGCTACTAAATCATTAAGCGTATAAACATCTTCAGCCTCTTTTTTCTCGGGTTTTATTTTGGTGTTCTGCTCTTCTTCTATTACTTCGTTTTTCTCTTTCAATCGACTGTTCCTCCTTCCTCTTCAGGGATTATCGGAGGTGCTTTCCCTGTAAAGGACACCCCACCGCTAACGGAAGCATTACTCAACACTTCCGCACTTACTTTACTACGCATGAGTCCCATTGTTCCACGTAACCTGATTTGTCCCACTGTCAACGGATCTGCATCCATTGTAGCTGATATCTCTTCCACGCACAACTCCGTAACATTATTAACACTTATTCGCATCGCATCTGTTAACGCTTCAACGACTTTCCTTATCCATTCTCTACGGACGCTCGGATCTGGTGCCACAACATGCCCATAAATGGTGAAATTCATCCAATACATTGACGCACTTACATTATATGGTGCTGATACTTCCACAATTCGCCAATACAAGCCCGGACGCTGGTCTGACGGGTCCCATGTATCTGGGTCAGTTTGCAATATCGGTGTTTTAATTATGTTTCCTTCCTTTGTCTCAACCTTCACCCAGCGGCTTTCACTCCAAGTACGTAATGCTGCTACTGGATCTGGGTCGTATGTCTCACCATTCAACCAACCCAATGAAAAGACCTGAAACTGCAAGCCACGTTCTAATGCTTGTAGCTCCTCATCCCAGAAATCCTCACCTATGGTAGCAAGGTAACGTAATAAGTACTTCTTATTATTAACCGTGATTATTACTCTATCCAGCGCACTAATCACATCTACCGCCAACTGATCTACATCCGCAAATGTCTCAAAGTTTTCAAATATCCACACTTCAACGGTAGTCGTATACCCAGCCCAATCGTTTGGTACTTCCTTTGTACCTTCCTTAACTACAAGATAAGGCTTTTCTATTTGCAATGAAGGAACATATGGCTCGTATACCCTTTCACCAACTAATGCAACTTTTTCTACGAGTAACTTCCTTATTTCGTCTCTCACATGCTCCACAGCTCCCTTATACGCTCGCATATATCTGGATAGAACTTGTCTAGCGTCGGCTTAAGTATCGCATACGGCTTAACCTTTTTTACCTTACCGCCTTTAGTTTTTACCTTATGCCCAAGCTCAAGGTAAACGCCATAACTTACGCCATGCCCAAGTATGAGTTTTATTTCGGTTTCGCTCTTCTCTATTCTGGAATGTAACCCTGCCACAGCCAAACCTGTTCGTGTAGTCCACGGCTTGTTTGCTTTCATGTACCCTTCTGTCATTGGTCGGTATACCGTGTCCATTAACGCATAAATCTGCTGAAACTTATATTTACTTTTATCACTGAAACCTTGGGCAACCTTTATCATTCATCCATCCCCTGTAACTGCACTTGGTATCCTACAACTTCACCTTGAACACTTATTGGGATAACGTTAACTACTTTTAATTTTCCCAGCATAGGTACGTCTACCACATCCACCACATTTGCACCAGCCTTTACATCTACGAAAGCATCACAAAGCATTGACCATGTAACACTTCGCAATGCCCTCCCTCCTTCATCAATCAATTTTACTGGAATATTCCTATCATTCAAGAATATACGCACTCTATATGTTCCTACTTCCGTGGTAGTCTCGGTGTAATGTCCTTCACTCAATACCCGCTGTGTACGGTAAATGGTAACATCTACAGGGTTTTGCTCAATTGCCCATGCGATGTCTCTAACCCGCTGTTCCTTCATACCACATCAGGAGGATTAACCTGCACAATTCTTGCTCCCATATCACCCATCTGGGAATATAAGTCAGCCATCTTTAAGCACAACTCCAACATGTCTGTCAACGACCTATAAGTGTAACTTTCTGCACCAATGGAATAGCTTTGAATGTTCCCTAACTCTTCTTGTATCCTCGCCGCTTTTAATGTCCATACATAGGAAGCCGCCGCATAAATGTTATCTGACGCCTTAATAATGTCTTCTAATTCAGCATCGGTGAACCTTCCCTCTTCCTTCTCACCAGCAAGATTGCGTAACTGCTCAACTAACTCTGGAGTTGGTATCATCATTAGCTCGCACGGATCTCTACCTTTTGCACATTCTCGTCTAATGCAGCGAATACGCCTCGGTAAGCATAAGCGATTATCTGAGCTTCAACTAACCTTGTCAAATCGCCGCTGGTAGTTTCAATGGTAAGGTCTTTCTTCACGAGTTCCTTAAACCCTTGCTTCGGCCTAATCAAATACGCTTCACCCTGTGGTACTCCTTTATACACATATGGCTTGCCATTCATTGTCCCTTGCCAACCTTCATAGTAGATAATCGTATCAATGCCTGATAACGCTGGATAAGTCGTGCCTTCAATGGTAAAACCTCCACGCAATGCAAGTTCAATATCAAACCTATCAGCTGGGTTTGCAAGTAACACTGTCGCTGGACGCTTTGCTAAAGTGGCATCTATGATTGCCTGCCTCAATGTCTTATAAATCCCTAACCACAATGGGTCGCCTGTTTCACCTTTCCATGTGGTAACATTCTTGGTATTGTAATTGTTGTAACTGAAAATCGGGTATAAGTGGATATGATTCAGCAACGCATTATAAGCCTGTCCAATCGCCTGATTGATAAGCTCAATCCTGAACATCTCATTGAAATCTATGAGTTCCTTGGTGTACTCAAATCCTGCGGTATATTCCTGAATGGTAGCAATCGGCCCCTTCTCAACGGACAAACTCCCGAACTTGACCTCTTGCCCTTCCAAATGCTCAAGGAATACTACATTCCCATACATTGCTCATGTTGCCTGCAATACCCTCGGAAAATTAGGGTCGCTTAAAGTCTGGTAAACTGGAGCATACAGTGTCTGAACCTGCTCCCTACCCAGCTGGACATCTAGCGTAACCTTCCTCAACAAGTCCTGCTTATCTTCAAGCGATGCCGATGTCATCAACTCACCTATGGGTTTAGTCAGCTGATACGTTTCCATTTCACCGTTAATCAGCCGAACGTCTACAGGGTACTCTTTTTTATCAATCACCATAGGTACGGTATATGTATATGTTCCTTGCCTTTTTGCGGCTTTAAGACTTTCCTGATCAATTATAATCATCTATATCAGCCCCCTTTCTACGCTCCACCGGTTTGCACTATTTGCACTACTGAATATGCCTGCGGTGCAAGTATAAATGTCAACACCTTATTGGTATCATCCCAACTTGTGCATCTGCCAGCTACTCTATTTGGAGTTGTACCTTGCTTTTCATCTGAAGTAAACGCTGTTCCATCCCAATACACTATTTGCCCAACTGTAAATGTTTTACCTGACGCAACCTTGGTAGTCTGGTACTCTGCTTGCTCAATATTTAAGACCACTGTTCCCCCACCCACTACATTTGTCATCGCTACTCCAAGAAAGCCTTTAATTTCGTAAAACTCACCTGCAACCACATTACCCGTAGCCGTTACAACTACACTCTGTCCATCACTTACCTTTGCCTGTGGTATTTGATACTCTGTGCTTAGTACTGGCTGTCCATCAAACGCCATTTTCTCTGCCCCCTTTCTAAATTCTTACTCGCTTAACTACGAGTTTACTACTCTGCTCTTCACCCACAACTGGAGGGTTTACAGCATAAATCTTACTTAAAGCTTCTTGCACATCTGGGTCATTCAAGATATTCTCAATCTCGCCTGCTATTTTCTCTTTGTCAGGCTCGCCTTCATACTTAAGCAACTTCTTTACCAACACCTGCGCAACCTCACCTGAAACCTTCTCTTTAATCAGCTGTTCCACCAACTCGCCACATTCTTTGCGTTTCTGCTCTTCAAATGCGGCTTTCATCTTCTCTACACTTGCGACAAGTTCCTCACCTTCTACCCCGAGCAACTCTGTCAGCTCACCATAAACCTTTTGCACTTCGTCCATGCTATCACCTGCCTTTGTTTCTTCTTGTGTTTCTTCTTTTGTCTCTTCTCTTACACTATCCATTTCGCCAATCGCTACAACTTGTGTTTCCATCCCCGCCCTTCCTAACGGTGTCCCGTCAATGCTCAACGGCTGATAATCAACGACCTCAATTTCGTCATTTGTCTTGTGCTTTAACTTCGGAACGCCAAATATATAAACTGTCCTTACAGCATTGCCTTTTATCCAACGCTTCAAAACTTCAGCTGACTTATCAATCACACCTCGCACATACAACTTGCCATTTTCAAACTTTGCACCTACCCAATGTGTAACTGGCTCTGGGAACTCATGATCCACATTATCAGGTTTTTGATGACCCATAAATCCCGGAAGCCCTTGCTCATTTACTGTTCTTTCAATAGCTTTTAGTGCTTCTTCAGTATAAAACCAGCCTCTTTTAGACTTACCAACGGGTACTGCTACTACTACCTCCATCGGATTAGGGTCATTCTCTTGCAAACTCTTCACATCAGCCCATGGTGCGACTGGGATATCCTCAACCGCCATCTCGCCCATAACATCCATTTGCAACGGTACTGCCATTTCGCCTGCATATTCCTTTATCGTATCTGGAAGCTCTAATCCCATTGTTCGGTAATGCTTCGCCAAATGCATTGCCGCTTCCTTCTTCTCGCTCGCAGTTAAATTCGGCTCTGCCCTTGCACCAGCTAATGCTCCAACTGCCGCTATTACACCCCTACGATTAACGACTAATGTCCCATCGCTTCTTATCTCATGGTGTGGCCCCCAGCAATCGGCTTCCCTTAAATTCTCATCAACAGGAGCTTTGACTACTGCATACATCTCTTTTATCGCACTTGCAAGCCCTGAAGCTTCTTCTTCCCGTGCTTTAATAAATGTTTGCCAAATACTGCCTTTGTCTACATCCCCCCAATCTCGTTCTGAAATCTCGTCATTATTAATGGTAAATTTTGTCGGCACTATTTCACCCCCTTTCTATACTTGGGAAGGTATTGCCCTGTCTTCATGTCTCGGATAATCGGCTTCCCATACTTCGGGTTAATCTCTATTCGTGCTTTATCGTACCTCTTCTCAACTTTTATTGGACGTTCACCCCCATTCATATGTTCCATTATACCACATAAATGGCACAATAAAAGCGCCTCGGCCTTAGCCTCAGCGCTTGTTAACGTATTGACCGGTCTTTAAGTCTCGCACCACCAGCTTTTGATGTCTGGAATGAATCTCAATTCGCTTTGAAGGAGGATTTTCGTAAACCTGAATTGGCTGGTTTTGCTTTTGTTTTTCTTCCACTGTCCTCCTTCCTTTCATTTTTCTGGTATTCGCCTTGGACAGGGTTCTTCGTTGCGGCGGTATTTTTTAGGTTTTGGCCCGAATTCTGCACAGGTAGCATAATCCAAGGCGTTCTTGCAATACGCGCATTGCGAAAATTCAGCTGTGACCTCGCCTTTCTCCCATCTGAATCTAACAGATCTATCTGTATTTTTGCTTCCATTGTTTTTTTAACAATTCTATTTCTCTCTCAGCCCGCAAAATCATGAACTGCTCCTCAATCCCTAAATCCGTGAACTTTTCCGCCTTTTCTACTGCACGAATAAATCGTTCTCTTTCTTCAATCGTTAGTCCTAGCATTGACGGAGCGCTCATAACCTTTCCAATCCTTCTACTCAATTCAGGAAGCATAGTTACACCCTCTTTCTTTATTATTTTTGAACAAAAACCTTTCCTCTATTTAACACCAACATATACACTGGAGAAGGGATGTCTATTGCATCATACCCTTTATACAATGAATATCTTCCTGGATCCGCAAG